TTCATGCAAAGCGTGAAAGAATTGCTCACGGCTCTGGTGAAAAGATGCGTAAGCCCGGTCAAGCCGGTGCGCCAACAGCGGAACCGTTCAAGCAGGCCCAGAAAACCGCGAAAATGAAGTCAGGCGGGGTATCTTTATCTGTTGGTCGCGGTGAAAAATTGTCTGTTGAGCGTGGTGCGGGGCTTACGGCAAAGGGCAGGGAAAAGTATAATAGGGAAACAGGGAGTCATCTGAAGGCTCCGCAGCCGCAAGGCGGTTCTCGCAAGGATTCATTCTGCGCCCGGATGTCGGGGGTCGTGAAGCACTCTTCAGGCGACGCACCGAGGGCAAAAGCATCACTACGCCGTTGGAAATGCCCGGGCTGGTAGAGGAATGAATACATGGCTACATCAGGAACCGTTGGACAAACTGTAATCAACGTCCAGCAGCTTATAGATCACGGCGCTCGTCGTTGCGGGAAACTCGCAGAAGAACTGACCTCAGAGCAACAGGTATCCGCAAGGGAGAGCCTGTTTTTCCTGCTTTCCAATCTTATCAATCTTGGCATCCAGTATTGGGCTATTGATAAGAAGGTATTTGGTCTTAATGCCAATCAATATATCTACGAATTGCCTCTAGGGGCTAATGATGTATTGAATGCGCTGTATCGGAAGATGAATCGGCCTACTGCCAATTCTACTGGTGGTTATATAAATACGGGTGGCGGTGTAACTGTTAATGCTTTTGACAGTGATATTGATACTTACTGCCAGCAAACAATTGCGAACGCGGCGATAGGTATAAATTACGGACAGAATAACCCGATTTATGCCGGTTCCATTGGTATTTTGCCTTATGTGGCAAATATAGGAAGTGCTAGTTGGTCTTTTGTGCTTGAGTATTCTTCTGACGGATCAAATTGGTATACGTTGGAAGATGTGGGAACGGTGACTGTTACTGACGATCAATGGCAGTGGTACGACATTGACCCCGGTCAAAGCTGTCAGTATTACCGTATTCGCGCCTACAACGGCACTATTCTCGCCTTGCGTGAGTTTTATGTAGGAAATAACAGCACCGAAATTACGATGGCGCGGTTGAATCGTGATGATTACACGAACCTGCCGAATAAGAATTTTACGGCTAACCAGCCCTTCCAGTATTGGTTTGACCGGACGATTCCGCAGCCAAAAATGTATCTCTGGCCAACCCCTTCTGATCCTTTTGTGCAGATGACCGTATGGTATTCGCGCCAGATTCAAGATGTAGGGTCATTGCAGAATGAATTGGAAATTCCGCAACGGTGGTATGAGGCTACTGTGATGATGCTCTCTCACAGAATGGCGCTGGAATTACCGGGTGTAAGTATGGATCGTATTGCTTATCTGGAAAAGATGGCTGATATGTATCTTTCGCAGGCTGAGGCTGAGGAAAGAGACAAAAGTCCCGTGTATCTCGCGCCGAATATTTCGGTATATACAAAATAATCATGAACTTAACAAAAGGATTTCATAAGCATCATATAAAGCCAAAATATGCTGGTGGAGATGATTCTCCTGAAAATCTTGTTTTATTGCATCCTATAGATCACGCAATAGCGCATCTTGTTAGATATAAGATGTTTGGAAATGTTAGAGATAAATGGGCAAGTAATTGGCTACAAAAAATTGTTGATCCTGAAATTTATACACAATTTTCTATTGAAAGAGAAAAATCAATAAAAGAAAAACGTAAAAATGATTCTTTATTTGATGAACATATGAAAAATGTTAGATCAAATGCAACAAAAAATAGAAAAGAAGGTTATCAGGCAAAGTCCGGTGAAGATTTTAAAAAAAGAATGAAATCGGACTTGGTTTGGGCAAATAAAATTTCAGAAAATAGAAAAAAAGCAAAAGCCGCAAGTATTAAAGCAAAATATTTAAAAGATGAAAATAGAGTTGCTATGGTTCGTCGTATGAGGAAAGATGGGTATAAATACGATGAAATTAGCAAGAAAACAGGTTTTTTTATATCTGTAATTTCAGGAATTATTAACGGAAAGCAATATATTGGCGTTGGGAATATAGATAATGCCTAGATTCCTCGATACTATTGGTTTGTCAGATATTGCAATATTTATCTGTGATCGCTGCCGATTAAAGAGGCCGCACGCGGAAGCGAGGAATGACCCCAATTTCCCCGGTCTGTTGGTATGCGCTCAGGGGTGTGCAGATCAAAAAGACCCTTACCGGCTTCCTGCGAGGCAGACAGAGCGGATTACTATTCGTTTTCCGCGTCCGGATGTCAGTGTTGCGGTTGATCCTAACAATTTGACCACTGGTGATTACGGTGGTTATGTAATTTCTACCGATACCAGTGGTGGAATTGTGCAAACTGACGGCAATCTTGATGGATTGCGTGTAACTCCGTCCCCAGATTAATGGCTAACGTAAAAATAACTGATTTACCTGCGGCGCAGCCTCTTACTGGGGCTGAGTCTGTCCCTGTTGTTCAGGATGGAATTACCGTCAGGACTACTACGGGAGCTATTTCGGCGGCTCCGTCGCAGACGCAGACGTTCATTACGGTCAATCAAGAGCCTACTTTACCGAATAGCAGGGCGCTTTCCAGCACTTTTGGGATTGGTGTTACTGATAATGGCCCGCAATCGACCATAAGTCTGTCTTTGCAGGGCGCTGCGGCCTCATTAAACGCTGCTGGAGAGGGTTTTGCGGTAAAAACGGACGCCAATACCATAACGCCCAGAACAATCGCTGTAAGTGGCTCTGGAATAGCCATAAGCAATGGCGATGGGCAGGCTGGAAATCCGACAATTAGCCTAGATGGGCTGGTTTTGTCGTTGGCTAACGTATCTGGGGCTGGAATTGCAGCTTTTCCGAATAATGGGACGATAGTTCCGAGGATTTTGACCGGAACGGCAGGGGATATTTCTGTTACCAATGGTGATGGGGCGGCTGGAGACCCTGTTTTTGACCTTGTAAACACAGCGGTTACCCCCGGCACATACGGTTCTACGACTCAAATTCCTGTTATTACCGTAGATACAAAAGGTCGTATTACATCTGCCAGCGTTGCTTCTGCGACTTCTGGCGGCACTGTTACCTATGTTTCCGCGCTTACTTTGGGGACTTCTGGGACTGACCTTAGTTCTACTGTCGCCAATCCTACAACTACCCCTGTTATTACATTAAATGTTCCTACCGCATCGGCTACCAATCGTGGGGTTCTGAGTCCTGCTGATTGGACAACATTTAATAACAAGGGAGACGGAACTGTAACTGCCGTTTCTATTGTTTCCGCAAATGGGTTTGCTGGCTCTTCCAGTGGTGGTGCTACGCCTGCGCTTACCATTTCAACAAGCGTTTCTGGGATTTTGAAAGGGGATGGGACTGCAATTAGTGCGGCTATATCTGGAACTGATTATGCGCCTGCCACTAGCGGAACAAGTATTTTGTATGGAAACGGTTCTGGTGGATTTAGCAATGTAACGATTGGAAGTGGCGTTTCTTTTGCTGGAGGGACGCTTTCTGCCACAGGTTCTGGTGGGACAGTAACAAGCATTACTGCTGGCACCGGATTGACTGGTGGGACTATTACATCAAGCGGAACAATTGCTATTGATAGCACAGTTGCCACATTGACTGGCGCTCAAACGCTGACAAACAAAACGATTAGCGGCGCGTCAAATACGCTTACAAATATTGGCAATTCATCATTGACCAATAGTAGCGTTACGTTTAACGGAACAAGCGTTTCCTTGGGCGGTTCTGGGACTATTACCGCAAATACCACCAATAGCCTGACATTCAATAACGCAGGAACCGGTGCTGCGTCTGGAACGGCATTTAATGGTGGAACCGCATACACGATAAGTTACAACACTGTTGGGGCTTCACCGCTTGCTGGTTCTTCAAGTCTTGTTACGGTAGGAACGGTAACTTCTGGGACATGGAACGCTACGCCAATCGGGAATAGCTATCTTGCCAATTCCTCTCTGACGATTGGAACGACCAGTATTAGCCTTGGAGGGACAAGCCTGACTTTGGGCGGTCTTACCTCTGTTACGTTGACGCAAAATCCTACCTCTGCACTTCAGGCCGCGACTAAACAATATGTTGACGCTGCGGTGTCAAATGTTAATTACCATCCGGCCTGTCAATATGCGACAACGGTAGACCTTGGCTCTGTAACGTATAGCAATGGTTCTTCAGGTATTGGAGCTACGATAACCAATGCAGGAACTCAGGCTGCACTTGTTATTGATGGTCATACCTTTACGGCAACCGATGTTACCAATGGTGTCCGTGTTCTTGTAAAGAATGAATCAAACGGCGCGTATAACGGTATTTATACGGTCACCAATCAGGGTTCTGTATCTACAAACTGGCAACTTACACGAGCCACAGATTACGATCAGGTTGGAACGGGAACGGGAGAAATTGCCCCCGGTGATACTACATTCATTATCAATGGAACCGTAAACGCCAGCACTCAATGGGTTCAGACTACTGATTTTCCAATTACGATTGGAACGACTGCCATTGATTTTGTTCAGATTGGTGGCCCGGGTGCGTATACGGCAGGCACCGGCCTTACTCTGACTGGAACGCAGTTTTCTATCACCAACACGGCGGTGACGGCTGCGGCCTATGGTTCTGCCTCGTCTGTTCCGACATTTACCGTAAATGCTCAAGGGCAACTGACTGCTGCTTCCAATACTTCCATTGCTATTAATGGCAATCAGATCACTTCAGGAACGGTAGGTTCGTCCTATATCAGCGGTTCATATACTGGTATCACTGGTGTAGGAACCTTGACTGCTGGAACGTGGAATGCGTCAACGGTAGGAGTTGGATACGGTGGGACTGGTCTTACCACATATACAGCGGGCGATTTGCTGTATGCGTCCGGTGCTGCAACCATTTCCAAGTTGGGTATTGGGACGAATGGATATGTCCTAACATCTAGCGGAACGGCTCCACAATGGTCTGCACAGAGCAGTCTTTCTGTTGGCACTGCGACTAATCTTGCTGGTGGTTCTACTGGTGGAATTGCATACCAAACTGGGGCGGGTGCCACATCATTTTTGAGCCTTGGGACAACCAATTACGTCTTAACGGCGGGCGCTTCTGCACCTCAATATGTAGCGCAAAGTACCCTGTCGGTGGGATCGGCAACCAATGCAACCAACATTTCTGGTGGCGCTACCGGTTCAATTCCGTATAACACTGCGTCAAGCACCACATCTTTCTTGAGTCTTGGAACTAACGGTTATGTATTAACTGCTGGAGTAAGTGCGCCTCAGTATGTTGCCCAGTCTACTTTATCCGTAGGTTCGGCAACTACCGCCACAACTGCGACTAATGTGGCTGGTGGCGCGGCTGGATCGTTGGTATATCAGACTGGATCGGGTGCCACTTCTACGCTGGCTTTGGGAACTTCAGGTTATTTCCTGACGGCTGGGGCATCTGCTCCTCAATGGACTCAGACTTTACCCGTAGCAAACGGTGGGACTGGTCAAACCTCATATACTGACGGTCAGTTATTGATCGGTAATAGTCTGACCACAGGACTTACCAAAGCTACCCTGACGGCCGGTTCTGGTATTTCAATAACCAATGGTAACGGCTCTATTACTATTGCAGCTACCGGAAGCGGAACAGTCACTTCGGTAGCGCAGACATTCACTGGCGGGTTAATTTCGGTTTCTGGGTCACCGATTACTACCAGTGGGACTCTGGCATTAACGGTTGCCGGGACTTCTGGCGGGATACCGTATTTTTCGAGCGCGTCAACATGGGCGTCTTCGGCGGCTCTAGCGGCAAACGCTATTGTGATAGGCGGCGGGGCCGGGGCAGCGCCAAGCACGACCACTACCGGAACGGGTGTTCTGACCGCTTTAGGGGTTAATACAGGCACCGCAGGCGCGTTTGTGGTCAACGGTGGGGCTTTGGGAACCCCCTCTTCTGGGACAGTCACAAACCTCACAGGAACGGCATCAATCAACATTAATGGCACCGTAGGGGCTACCACAGCCAATACGGGAGCATTTACGACCATTTCTGCTTCTGGGGTTATTACCTCGACCGTAGCGACCGGAACCGCACCGTTTACCGTAGCCAGCACGACTCAGGTAGCGAACCTGAACGCGGCAACCGCAGGGACGGCAACCAATGCTACCAATACGGCAATTACATCAAATTCTACTAACGCCACGAATTACTTGACTTTCGTTAATGCCACTTCCGGTAACTTAGGTCAATTGGTAAACTCTTCAATAACTTGTAACCCAAGCACCGGCCAGATTACCGGTGGAATTGCTGGGGGAGCATTTTAAGGAAATATTATGCCTCAGACCGGATATACACCGATCCTAATTTACGCAAGCGGCACCGCGACTAATACTCCGTCCGCTGCGAATCTGACCAGTAGCGCATCTGGCGCTGAGTTGGCGCTGAATTACACTGATGGCAAGCTATATTACAAAGACAACAGTGGTGTTGTTCAGCTTCTTGCCAGCAAAGCAGGTGCATCTGGCTCTGTTACCAGTGTTGCTCAGTCCTTTACTGGTGGCCTGATTTCGGTCAGCGGTTCTCCGATCACGACTTCAGGAACTCTTGCGCTGACTGTCGCAGGCACTTCAGGTGGTGTTCCTTACTTTTCAAGTGCATCGACTTGGGCAAGTTCTGCTGCTCTTACCGCAAACGCCTTGATGATTGGTGGTGGTGCTGGAGCGGCTCCTGCAACCACGACAACCGGCACAGGCGTTATCACCGCGCTTGGAATTAATACTGGAACGGCTGGGGCATTTGTAGTCAATGGTGGCGCTCTTGGAACGCCTTCTAGCGGAACTGTCACCAACCTGACCGGAACCGCGAGTATCAACATTAACGGAACCGTTGGAGCTACTACTCCAGCAACGGGTTCGTTTACCACGTTGACGGCCTCATCAGATTCGTCATTTACGTCAACGGGCGCACTGTTGATCAGCAAAGGAACGACCGGCCAGCAGCCCGGTTCTCCTGTTGTTGGCATGTTGCGCTACAACACGACTACCAATCAATTTGAAGGTTACAGTGGCTCCTCTCCAGCATGGAATCCAGTTGGTGGAGCAAGTTTGTCAAATGACACAAGCACTTCCTCCAACCTGTATCCGACTTTTGCATCCGCAACCAGTGGCTCTGCAACTACTATATATACAAGCAATGCCAAGCTACTATACAAACCAAGTACTGGCGAGTTTCAAGCTTCTGAGATAATTGCATCTAACGGTATTTTTGTAAACAGCACCACGGTTTCCGCAAACTACACGATTGCAAGTGGTTACAACGGATACTCTGTTGGCCCTGTTACTGTTAATTCTGGTGTAACCGTCACAATCTCCAGCGGACAACGCTGGTTGGTTCAGTAAAGGACTAACATGGCTTACGGCACATTAAATGCTGACCTGATGACCACTTCCGATGCGGTGAGTTCGGCGGGTTTGTATGGCTTCAAGAACCGCATCATTAACGGTGCGATGATGATTGACCAGAGGAATTCTGGGGCTGCAAGTGCATCTCCTCCAGCGGGTTCAGGGTATTTGGTAGATAGATTTATATATTCTTCTAGTGCCGTTTCAAAATTTACAGGACAACAAAATCAAAATTCAGTTACGCCGCCGACTGGATTTATTAATTACCAAGGGCTTACTTCATCTTCTGCTTATTCTATTACTGCTGGTGATTATTTTATAGTTGGACAATTTATTGAGGGTCTAAACGTTGCAGACTTAGCATGGGGTACAGCATCTGCTGCAACTGTCACACTATCATTTTGGGTTCGTTCGTCATTGACAGGAACTTTTGGCGGCGCGTTTTCAAATAGTGCTTCTAACAGAAGTTATCCGTTTACATACACAATAAACAGCGCCAACACTTGGGAGCAAAAAACAATTACTGTTGCCGGAGATACTTCAGGCACTTGGTTAACTACTAGCGGTATTGGAATTAAGGTGTGGTTCGGGTTGGGAGTTGGTTCAACATATAGTGGAACGGCTGGCTCTTGGTCTGGAAACGCATATTTATCAGCCACAGGCGCAACATCCGTTGTAGGAACAAACGGAGCGACCTTCTACATCACCGGCGTTCAGTTGGAAAAAGGTTCAACAGCCACCAGCTTTGACTATCGCCCGTATGGGGCTGAGTTGGCTTTGTGTCAGAGGTATTATTATCAGACTCAAACCTATGATTTATGGGGAACTCCAGCAAATACAACACAAATGACTTTATTTGGTTCTTTGCCAGTAACTATGCGAGCCGCACCAACCGCAACATTAACTCCAACAAGTAGTTCTGTAACAAATGGTATTACAGGAACAAAAACATCTGCAAACGCTCCTTCTGTTGCAGGTTTGCAACCAAAAAGTATATTTGTCGCAGTATATGGTGGATTTTCTTTTGCGGCAGGAAATTATGAAACTTATGGTTGGAATGGCACAGCTTTTGGTATTTCTGCGGAGCTATAAAAATGATATATAAATTAGTTAATTTTGGAAACGGCACATTAAATTCAAACATAGTTTTTTGTATTACAAATAGATATTGGATTCCAACCACCGACCCCGCTAACACCGACTACCAAAGGTTCAAACAGGAAATCAATGCGGACGAAACCCAACTCCAAGATGTTGACGGTAACGTCATGTCGGCAGATGCAGCAAAAGAGTTTATTTCTACGCTTCCGTAGAGGATTAATATGGCTAATGTAATTAACGGAACAGCTACCGGCAATGGCGGATTGATTTCCACTGGAGATAAAAGTGGAATCATAAATATCCAGACCAACGAAACAACCGCAGTAACTGTTGACGCTAGTCAAAACGTAGGGATTGGTACGACCACAAATACAGCAGGAAATAGGCTATATGTTGTTGGCAATGGGATTCAACTTTCCGGTGGAACTTCAGCACAAGCTGGATTTCGTTTTCAGCAAGCGTCGAGTGTTGCAACCATTACAGGCATTAATAATGACAACAACGCTTATAACGCAATTTCTTTTTATACAGGCGCATCAGAAGCTGCGCGGATTGACACCAGTGGGAATGTTGGAATTGGTACTACTACCACCGCCAGTTTAAGACTTGTAACGAAAGCCGCAACATCTGACAGCACAACTTTTTCTTTTGCTGCTAAAGATTCTGGTAGTAATAATTTATTTTTTGTCCGGAGTGACGGTCTAATGAATACAGGACTGTCAACTTATTCTCCGTATAATTTTACTACAGCCGCTGCCGCCAATATGTTTGTTGATTCTGGCGGGACTTTATATCGTTCAACATCTTCGCTTAAATATAAGAAGAATGTGCAAGATGCAAAGCATGGTCTTACTGATGTATTGAAATTGCGTTCCGTCACTTATGAAAGCAAATCTGAAGCGGATGCTGGCGTAACATTTGGCGGTTTAATTGCCGAAGAAGTCCATGAAGCTGGTTTGACTGAGTTTGTTCAGTATGCTGAAGATGGGACTCCAGATGCCCTTGCTTATGGGAATATGGTTTCGCTTTGCATCAAAGCCATCCAAGAACAACAAACTATGATTGAGCAATTAAAGGCTGAAGTAGCCGCACTTAAAGGAGTGTAAAAATGGAAAACATAACCCTATCTACTCAGCTTGTTAATTCGATCCTGCAATATCTGGGCAATCGTCCTTATGTTGAAACTGCCCAATTGATTACCGCAATTCAGAAAGAAGCTGAATCTCAAGTTAAATCTGAAGAGGCAAAAAATGAGTGAAAAATGGATTCAGAAGGCCATTAAAAAGCCGGGTGCATTGCGCTCTGCTCTTGGCGTTAAAGAAGGCAAAAAGATTCCTTCTAAGAAGCTTGAAGCAGCCGCAAAGAAGCCCGGAAAAATGGGGCAACGCGCTCGTCTTGCAAAGACTCTGAGGGGCTTTGACTGAAATGGATTTCCAGACTGCTTTTAATATTGTTTTGAGCCTGACCGGATTTATGGGCGGGTATATCTTGCACAGGATTACCAGCAGTCTGGACAAATTGGATGATGACGTTAGAAACCTTCCAATGCATTACGTTGCGAAAGATGACTATCGTCGAGATATTGACGAACTAAAAGGTATTTGTCAGCAAATATTCAATAAACTGGATAACAAAGCAGATAAATGAACTGGCAGGACATTCTCAAGGCAGTCATACCCATAGTGGTAGCGTCTCTCGCTTGGCTGCTTGGGGAAGTCTCTTCGTTTAATACCCGCCTGACCAAGATCGAGGGGCAGATGCCAGCCCTGATTACCCCGCAAGGGGTTCCGACCGACAGCCCGTTGTCGGCAGAAGCTAGGCACAAACTCAAAGAAGATATTTATCGTGATATTCACGATTTGCAGGTGCGCGTCAAACTGATGGAAGAAAGGCAAAAGGTCAAATAATGTTTACTCTGCTTACCACGGTTGTATCTTTCCTGTCCGGCGGCTTGCCTAAACTGTTGGACTTCTTCCAAGACAAGTCTGACAAAAAGCATGAACTTGCTTTGGCTCAATTGCAGACTGATCGTGAACTTGCGCTAAAGAAAGCGGGGCTTGAGGTAGAAGAACGGATTGCCCATATCCAGACCGAGCAGGTGCAGATCAACGCAGATGTATCCAACAACCAGACTGCGTTTCAGGAACGGCAGGCGTTATACGCGCACGACATAGCTATCGGTCAGGGTGCAAGCCAGTGGGTTATCAATCTTCGTGCAATGGTGCGCCCTGCGATCACTTACGGCATGTTTTTCATGTTCGCCTTTGTAGAGATATTCGGCTTTGTCTACGCATGGAAAACCGGCGTTGCTTTTGATGTAGCCCTCAACAACCTTTGGGACGACGATACCCAGACCATATGGGCGTCTATTGTGTCGTTCTGGTTTGGAACTCAGGCTTTCGGTAAAAAATGAGAATGCGCGATAAAAGCGTGACGATGCTGATGCACCACGAGGGTGTTCGGTGTAAGCCCTATCAGGACTGCATTGGCTTGTGGACTGTCGGTGTTGGTCATCTGATTGGTAAAACCCTGCCGCCGGAATGGGACAAGACCTTTTCAATGGAGGAAGTCCGTGAGATTCTTAAGAAAGACCTTGCAAGATTTGAAGCAGGGGTATGCAGATTATGTCCTGATGGCCTTACTGCTGGCCGTTTTGACGCACTTGTTTCATTCGCGTTTAACGTTGGTCTAGGCCGCTTACAGAGTTCCAGTATCAGGATGAAGCATAATCGCGGTGATTATGAAGGCGCTGCCGATGGCTTTTTACGATATAACAAGGCGGGCGGCAAGGTTTTCAGGGGTCTTGTTAACCGACGTAATGACGAGCGCGCGGTTTATTTAGGAGTAAAGGAATTTAAATGACCACTGCCTCTGTAATGACTTACGATTCGCTGGTGTTGAATATCCAGCAATATCTTGAAAGAACTGACGAGCAGACTATTGCTCAGATTCCTAATTTCATCATGTTGGCAGAGCAGGTTATTGCCAGCCAGATCAAGTTTTTGGGTAATTTGACGGTTGCGGAAAGCACGATGACCACTGGTAATCCGGTGCTGGATAAGCCTGTGCGGTGGCATAAGACTGTTTCCATGAATGTCACGGTAGATGGTCAGCGTCAGCCTATTTTCCTGCGGAAGTATGAATACCTGCGGGAATATGCACCTGATTCTACGGCAACTGGAACTCCGAAATATTATTCGGATTATGACTACACGCATTGGTTAGTGGCCCCGACTCCGGATCAAGATTACTCTTTTGAGATTCTTTATTACGAGCGAGTCCAGCCGCTGGATTCAACGAATCAGACTAACTGGTTCACTGTATATGCTCCGCAGGCTTTGCTGTATGGGTCTCTGTTGCAGGCTATGCCTTATCTGAAGAATGATGAGCGTATCCCGATGTGGCAGCAACAATACGATTTAGTAATTAACACGCTCAAGCAAGAAGACATTCTCCGCACTGGGGATCGTCAAGCGGTTGCGATGGATAGCTAGGAGTAGATATGTCTTATAACTCACCGTTTACTGGAAACGTGATTCAGCCGACTGACGTTTCTTTTGAGTCAATTACGCTAACGGAGAACACGCAGCTTTTCTGGCCTTTTGATGGTAATGGGACTGAGACTTACGCCGCGAGGATTATGGAGGTTTCGGCTGATTCAGCGGGACTGGAATTGTGGATGCCGCCTGCTAATCAGGCATCTGTAGGGCAGGATGCGCTTATTCGTAATGTTGGTAGCTATTCTTTTACGGTTAAAGATTATGCCGGAACGAATACCATCATTACCATTGGAACGAGTTCTACTGCAAATTCTGAGTATATTTACATCACTGACAATGGTGATGAACAGGGGACTTGGGGAAGGATCGCATTTGGCGCTGGAACTTCAAGCGTAGATGCTGCTACTTTGGCTGGTTATGGTCTTGTAGCTCAGAATACGACGCTTAACCAATCTTCTCCGGTAACGACTATTTCAAGTAATACAACTCTAACCGCAAATGATCGTGGAGGATTAATTGTATGGGATGGAGGCGCAGGAATTTTTACCCTCACTTCCGCTTCTACGCTTGGGAATAACTGGTTTACTCAAGTAAGAAATAGTGGCACAGGTCTTTTAACGATTGCTTGTAGTGGGTCTGATACCTTTAACGGCTCTGCATCTGTTGGATTGCAACCTAGCGACTCCTGTTTTATTGCGTGTTCTGGTGGAGCTTTTTACTCTGTTGGATTGGGCAAAAACACTCAATTTAATTTTAGTCAACTTGTTAAAACGGTTAGTTCTGGGACTTACACTCTAACTTCTTCCGAAGCCTCTAACGTCATTCAGAAGTATGTGAGTAGCGGTAATTTGACTGGTAATGTGACGATTATTGTTCCTCCTACCATTCAGGTTTACTACATTGAGAACGCCACAACCAATGGTGCGACGGCTTACACGGTAACGATTACCACAAATACTGGCGGGTCTACGGCTAGTTTGACGCCCGGGCAACAAGCGATTCTTACCTGTGATTCTCAAAATATTGTAAGTTCAAATAATGTAACTGCTGGTGCTGCTTCTTACAGTCTTTCTAATGGCTCTGTTGGTTCCCCGTCTTTGTATTTTGCATCTGAGACGAATACCGGTGTTTACAGGTCAGGATCGGGTAGTTTTGACATTACTATTCTTGGCACAAATCAATTTTCCCTGACATCTTCTGGTGCCGTTATCCCTAGTGGGATTGGTGGCGGGGCGTTTTAATGACTAAAAAAGTCTTTGCTCTTGACACAAAGTCAGGCATCCAGCGTGACGGAACTGTTTTAGATAAGCAGTTCTACAACGATGGTGAGTGGGTAAGATTTCAGCGTGGCCGTCCGCGTAAGGTTGGAGGTTATCGTATGATGACTAACCAGATTACCGGATATTCGCGTGGTATTTATCTTGACTCAGAAAACGGCGTAAACCGCGTATTTAACGGGTATAGCGGGGGGTTACAGCGGTTTGAATGTGACAATAATGGTATCGGTTCAGGGGTGACGGACTACACGTTTGCATCGCATTTTTCGGCTTCTGACAAGAATCTCTGGCAGTTTGACGGATTCTTCGATGCCACAGGTGGGAATAATAATCTGTTGCTGGCTCACCCCGGGGTGAATCTCCTCGCTATCGACAACACGATTAATACGACCGTATTGGCTGGTGATCCTGCTGGCACCACCATGTCACCCCTTCAGGATACTCAGGGGACGGCCCCTACCAATGACTATATTGACGTATCTGGTGGCGTTGTAGCTTTACATCCGTATGTTTTTGTTTACGGCAATAACGGGCTTATCAAGAACTGTTCCGCTGGTAACGTATTTGACTGGAATTCACCGGATTCCAACGAAGTAAACGTAGCCAGCCAGAAGATTGTAAAGGGATTGCCTCTCCGTGGCGGTTCTAACGCGCCATCAGGTCTATTTTGGGCGCTTGATTCATTAATCAGGGCTAGTTATACGCCTACTACGATTACGACTGGTTCGGGATCACAACAACTTTACTGGCGTTACGACATTATTGGTAGTTCATCTATTCTTTCCAGCCAATGCGTTATTGAGTATGACGGCATTTATTTCTGGATTGGTAGTGATCGGTTTTTTGCTTATAACGGCACGATTGTTGACCTGCCGAATAACATGAACCAGAACTACTTTTTTGACAATCTGAATTACGCGCAACGTCAGAAAGTATGGGCTTCCAAAGTTACCCGTTTTGGTGAGATTTGGTGGTTTTATCCGCGTGGGAATTCTACCGAATGCAATGACGCCATTATTTACAATATCAGGGAAAAGATTTGGTATGACGC